AGAATTCTGCTAGGGGTATGGAAAGAAATCTAACAGTTCCGACACCTAGGGCCTACACTGTGGGCCTTATCGTGGGCACTGTTGCCCTGCATCGCCCATCATGGGCAAACACTAGGAAAACATCATGCAAGCAATCCGCACACGCTATCACGGCCCTTCCAAAGCTCGTGGTTCACGCATTAGCGCACAATGTGAGGCAGGCAAAATCTTTGTGTCTTATGATGACGAATTAAACCTGCACGGCAACCATGCAGCAGCAGCCAAAGCCCTGCAAGACAAGCTTGGTTGGACTACCGACAAGGGATACAAACCCATGTTTGGGGGTGGATTTAAAGGTGACACCTACTGGGTCTTTTCTCACCCTGCCTGTGCTTTGGAGGCTTAAACCATGAAATACACAATCTACCCTGGGTCGATTGCAAGCATACAGACCATTCAAACAGACAATGGCAACCTGTATTCAGCCATTTACATGGCAGACACTAAGCAACCTGAGATTTACCCTGACGGCAATTTGTCTAAGAATATAGCCGATAAATTCCCTGTGCAGGTGCGTGCTGCTGTAAACAGATATTTTGGTGGCATCTTTAGCTTGCCTTACGATAAACGACAGAATTTCATCAATAATTCTGTGCCATTCACAATCACAGCCGAGGACATTCAACCATGAAACAATCAACCTTTACAGGGTCAACCCTGCTGGATGCTGTCCTACTGGTGGCCGTATTTGCTGGCCTTGGTGTTCTACTTGCTTGGAGGTTCTAATCATGGATGAGATCGAATACTATAGAATATGTGAAGAAGCCGCAGATGGTGAACACGCCAATGCTTGCATGGATGCGATCCTGAGCGACAACGGCAGCGACATGACGGTGCGCGCCCTGTACCGCAGCATCTACAAATACACCGAGTGCGGCCCCTGGCTGAGCGTCAAGACATGGGACGGGCGCGTGTTCCATTGCGATGAGTTGCACAAAGTGGACAAGGACGAGGTGCGATACCTGCTGGTGGGATCAATCGTAGAGGGCAGCGACGCCGAGGTCACTGCCGATTGGATCGACCTGCTGGAGTGCGAGACGCCCGAGGATGCAGTCAAGCAGTTCAACGCGACAGTGGAGTGGGTCAACGAGCAAGCCTGTTCCCTTTGGGACGAAGCAAACGAAGGAGAGTCCGAATAATGTCTATCATTCTGTGCGAAAACGAAAGTCAATTTTTTACTGCCATAGAAAATTTAGTTCTAAAGGGACTTGGTTTTAGGGCAGATTACAGGACTTTAACCATTACAGTCACGGGGCAACACTAAAATGTACCTAGTAAAATTTAAGACTTCGGGGATCATCGCGTACAGGTCTTTAGACCGTGTAAAGGCCCAAATGTGGGCATTGTTGAATGATATCCTAGACGCAGATGGTAACCCTACCGGGCTCTATCGCATTGAAAGGATTAAAGATGGACAAACAAACCGATCAGAAAAGGCCCAGGAAGGGGTCTAAAACGCTCTCAGAGGCGTTATCTTGGGTCAGGGAAGGGGTAGGTAGCCTGAAGCGTGTTCAAGGGCTAGAATCGTGGCCTTTTCCGACATACAAAGGTCAACCCTTGGAGCCCATTGTTTACCCAAAGAAGCCCAGAATCGATGATTCATGGGAAGAAGCACTGTTGTAAAAATACAACACTTTGAAAGGAAACACTATGCGTTGCGTATGCTGCGATAAGAACCTAAACGATTATGAATCAACCCGGAAGCATGCCCTTACAGGAGAGTACCTGGACACCTGTAACGCCTGCCTGTCCGAGATCAATCAGACAGTGGTCATTCCGACCATCACACGGGAAGACCTAGCAAATTGCTCGGACATTGTTGACAACCCCGAAAGTGAAGACTATAATAGTCTGTATAGCGAAGACATAAACGAATGATACATTAATATTTACATTAATAATGTACTTATAATGTAACTTTGCTTTAATGTAACTAAAAAGGTCTAATTGTGTCCAAAATCAAGGAATTTATCATGTCTCAGATCGAAGACTTCAACGATGCACAGGCGCAAGCCGAACACCGTCTAGCCCAGGAGGAAGCATTCTATGAGCACACAATCCTGTCAGTGGTTGACTTGATGACCGTTTACGGGTACAATAATGTGTTGTCTGCTATCAACCGTAGGTATGACGATGTAGCTAAGGCTATGGGCATCCTGGAGGAAGTCTAATGCTTTGGCTTGGGGTTGTCTTGTGGCTGATTGGCCTTGTGTTTTACTCAGGAATCAATGAATGAATGCTTTTCGTATTGTGCAATGCTCTGATCCGCTTCTGTGGTATGCTGACAGGGTTGGGGATGTGTTTGTATGTCTTCGCATGGAAAGGCTCACTGGTGGCGACATCCTATGGACTCGTGAGGACAACAGCAGCTACGGAAAGCTGCTAAACTGGGTATGGGCTAAGGACACAGAGGAAGCAAATTAAATGGAAATCAAGCTAAAGACCACTTTTAACGATGTGCCTTTCACAGTCTACTATGAGGGCTTGCCAGGGTTCACCGTAGAGCTTGTGTCGGTCTATATCGATGAAGACGAGCATGATCTTGTTAACATGCTCTCTGACACGGTTCTAGAGGGCTTGTCGCAGGCTTGCATTGCCCACCAATACGAGCTTGACAGCATCATGGCCGAAGACATCCGTGAGGGCAGGCTAGTCTACGAGGATGAGCCGTGAGTGCATGGTTGATTGCCCTAACGGGCTTGATTTATCTCGGTGTAGCCTTGGAGCAGGCTTACAAGGGCAACATGCCTATGTTCATCTGCTACCTTGGCTACGCATTCGCTAACATTGGATTGTATAAACTGGCATCATGAACACTCGATTGTTGAAGAAAGTACGCAGAGCATGGAATAACCCTGATGTTCCTATGGAATTGAATAGGGCAAACATGCGAAAATGGGTCAAATCTGTTCGTTTTCTAGGTGAAAACTGGCTGTTGGCTAAACCAATCACGAGGAAAGATTGAGACAAGAAAGCAAGTTCCTAAAGCATGTAGAATGCCCTTACTGTGGCAGTTCTGATGCTGGAGCAATCTACGATGATGGACACTTTCACTGCTTTGCATGTGGCAAGACTGTCCACGATGAGCACCAACTAGACCACGAAGCAGCACACATTAACTACTGGAAGGCCATGAGCACACTGCCTGATAAGGTTCCTGGACAGGTTCAACCGATCACTGACCGGGGAATTTCACGACAAACCTGCGAGAAGTACGGTGTAACCGTTGAAGGAAACAAGCATTATTATCCGTACACTGATGAGTCTGGTAGTACCGTTGCCTACAAAGTCAGGAACACAGAAAACAAGTCATTCAGCATCAAGGGGGACTTCACTAAGGCCCGATTGTTTGGACAGAATCTGTTCCATTCAGGAGGCAAGTATGTCACCATCACAGAAGGCGAATTAGACGCACTTGCAGCCTATCAGATGGCCGGTAGCCAGTGGCCGTTTGTGTCGATTCGTAACGGTGCACAAGCAGCCCTGAAGGACTGCAAAGCCCAGTTTGAATGGCTCAATAGCTTTGAAACGATTGTTGTCTGTTTTGATGCTGATGAGCCAGGACGCAAGGCAGCTAAGGAAGTAGCGGAACTGTTCGGTTCCAAGGCAAAGATTGTTAAACACCTAGCAGGGTACAAAGATGCGTGTGACTACTTGGTTGCAGGGGCTGGTAAGGAGTTCGTCAATGAATGGTGGCGTGCAGAAGTCTTTATACCGGACGGTATCGTACAGGCGGCTGATCTTTGGGAAGCTATACGACATCCTGAGCAGCCTGCTGAGGCGCAATACCCGTTCAAGGGGCTGAATCGGCTGCTGTATGGAATCCGTACAAGTGAACTGGTCACAGTCACTGCCGGATCAGGTCTTGGTAAGTCACAATTCTTGCGTGAAATCCTACATTGTATCCTAAAAACAACAGATTTCAAGATTGGTGCAATGTTCCTGGAAGAGTCTGTACGCAAGACAGCCCGTAGCATCATGTCAGTTCATGCCAACAAGATGCTGCACTTGCCTGACACGAAGGTTACAGAGGAAGAACTGAAGGAGGCTTTCGATGCTACTTTGGGAACAGGTCGTGTATTCCTTTTTGATCATTTTGGCAGTCTTGAACTTGATAACGTGGTCAACCGAATCCGTTATATGGCTAAGGCGCTTGACTGTCGTGTGGTGTTTCTTGACCATATTTCTATTGTTGTCTCAGGTCAGGACTTGCACGATGAACGAAAGGCTATTGACAACTTGATGACGCGATTGCGTACGCTGGTACAGGAGCTAGGAATCACCCTGTTCTGTGTGTCGCACCTGCGCCGTCCGAATGGCAATGCAGGGCACGAGGATGGACAAGCAGTTTCCTTGTCACAGCTTCGGGGCTCGGGTGCTATTGCTCAGTTGTCGGATGCAGTGATCACGCTGGAGCGTAACAGCATGGCAGAAGACGAGATTGAACGACATACAACTAAAGTAGCAGTAGCTAAGAATCGTTTCAATGGGTTTACCGGGCCTGCATGTCACTTGCGTTTTGACACAGAAACTGGTAGAATGATAGAGGTAGAAGAGGAAACACTATGAGCAACCTACGACAAGCCGCGCAGCAGGCGCTTGAGGCGTGGTTTCGACCACACGGCATCAACTATGTGGATTTCGAACCGTACATGGAAGCCCTCCGCGCAGCCCTTGCCGAGCCTGAGCAGGATGAAGTTCGCCACCTTCGCTCTGAACTAGATCGTAAGTCAGACGCCATCCAACGATTGTGGAAAGAGCGAGATGAACTACGCGCAGTATTAACAAAGATAGTGGGAAGCAAATGATCAGCGTTGAACAGTTGATCAGCAGGGTATGGGAACTTGAAGGTAAATACAATGATCTACAAGACAAATACCAGCTACTGATCCACCAATACGAAGAACTGAAAGCAAAGTATGAGCAAGCGAATCGTGATCGACATCGAAACATCGATGAATCACCATACGATACACTTGGCAATCACTAAGAACATTGATACAGGCGAAATCAAGACATGGAAAGCAGCAAACGGCCTTTGGGACTATATCGCGGACGCTACATCACTGATCGGACACAACATAATCGGTTTCGATGCACCGATCCTAAACAGCTTGTGGAAGACGAGGATTGGATTGAAGAATGTGACCGACACTCTTATTCTGTCTCGTCTGCTCGATCCCTCACGAGAACAAGGCCACAGCCTAGAAGCATGGGGCAAGACACTGGGGAAGGAAAAGATTGACTATGCAGATCGTTGGGAGCAGTTACAGGGTAGGAAGCAGGCTTACAAAGGTGAATGCTTTGACCATCCTGACATGGCTTTGCTTGAGGAATACTGCATAGCCGATGTTGAAGTTACCGAGAGGCTCTACAAGAAGCTACTCACTGAGCTAGAGAGTAAGAAGTTCAGTCAGGACTCTATTGAACTTGAGCACGGTGTGGCTGCAATACTTTCGAGGCAAGAACGCAATGGATTCAAACTTGATATACCTTACGCAACCGTGCTACTTGCTGACATCAAAGGAAGAATGGCAGAAGTATATGAGTCAATGCAACAACGATGGCCTTCGTACGAAGTCGAGAGAATCAGCGAAAAGACAGGAAAGAAACTCAAGCCGCTGCTGGTTACTTTCAACCCAGGTTCAAGAAAGCAAATCGGAGAAAAGTTAATCGAGCTAGGCTGGAAACCGGACAAGTTCACTGAGATGGGAAAGCCAATGGTTGATGAAGGCATCCTATCCAAGCTGCACTATCCTGAAGCCAAGATGATTGCTGAGTACCTGATGCTACAGAAGCGTGTTGCTCAGATTGAGTCCTGGATGGAGGCTGTAGGCTCTGATGGACGGGTACACGGTAAGGTGATCACTAACGGGGCTGTAACAGGCCGTATGACGCACCAAAGCCCTAACATGGCACAGATTCCTAACCATGGTTCTGTGTATGGGGCTGAGTGTCGAGCATGCTGGACTGTAGAGCCTGGACGGGTGCTTGTTGGTTGTGACGCATCAGGGCTAGAACTTCGTATGCTTGCCCACTACATGAAGGATCAGGATTATGTCAAGACGGTTGTGGAAGGGTCTTCCAAGGACGGAACTGATGTCCACACAAAGAATCAAAAAGCAGCAGGCTTACAGACAAGAGATCAAGCAAAGACATTCATCTACGCTTTCCTCTACGGGGCGGGGCCAGCGAAGATCGGTGCTATTGTTGGTGGGTCGGCTAAGGACGGTCAAAGACTTATCGATTCCTTCCTTGAAGCGACTCCGGCCCTCAAGAAGCTACGAGATACGGTATCCAAGTATGCAGGCAAGGGCTTTGTACCGGGGCTTGATGGTCGTAAGATATGGGTACGCTCTGAACATGCGGCACTTAACAGCTTACTCCAAGGTGCTGGAGCGATTGTGATGAAGAAGGCTTTGGTCTTGTTGGCTGACAAGATCAAGGACAACAAGTGGGATGCTAAGTTCGTAGCCAATGTGCATGATGAGTGGCAGATTGAAGTCACTGAAGCACATGCTGACGAGGTTGGCAGGGCTGCTCGTCAGTCCATTATCGAGGCAGGGGAACACTTCAAACTTAGGTGTCCCCTAGACGGAGAATACAAAATTGGACAAAACTGGGCAGAAACCCACTGACAAGAAGTTTGTTTTGCTGTTAATGACAGAAGATGAACTTCAGTTTAAGATCAGTGACAATCTGACGCTAGATGAAGCAGCAATGATGCTTTATGGCTGTCTAGATTACCTGAGTCGTGTGCAGGGTCTTTACGAAGACTTGGACACAACTGTGTTACAATAATGGTATCAACAACAGAAAGGATGATATGAACCTGAACCTTGAACCCAATGAAGTGCAGTTTATCGTGAATGTGCTCGGTGAGCTTCCCAGCAAGACTGGAGCATTCCCGCTGCTGCAAAAGATCGTTGAGCAAGCCAATGCTCAGCAGCCTCCTCAACCCGAGACTGAAGCTGCTGAGTGAAACACTGCGCTGGTGATGGAATAGGTAGACATAGGGGACTTAAAATCCTCTGCCACAAGGCGTGAGGGTTCGAGTCCCTCCTGGCGCACCAACAACTGATAAAGGAAATGAGTATGAGCGAATCTATCAAGCCTGTCAAAGTGTCCGGTCAACTGTTCTGGGCAAACTTCATGAACACTTTCAACACGAAGTTCAATGAGGATAACACCAAGTATGAATGCACTCTTGGTGCCCTGTCTGACAAGGCTTGCGAGGCTTTGAAGGAACTTGGAATCCAGATCAAAGAGCGTGATCCGATGGGCAAGTATGTGGTGGGTAAGAGCAAGTATGTGTTTGAGCCTGTGGACGAGAAGGGCAACCCGATTGACATCAGCAAGATCGGTAACGGAACCAAGGTTGTAGCACTGGTATCCTCGTACCGTCACAAGATGTCAGCTAAGTACGGTGCTGCTCCTTCTATCGTGAAACTGATCGTGACCGAGCTTAAGGTGTACAATCCTGAAGCTAAGGTTGCTGAAGACACTTCGGATGACATCCTCTAAGGTTATCGTTGATGCTGATGTTTTCGTCTACAGAATCGGATTCGCGTCTGAGGATGTAGACGAGAAGATTGCACGGGCTAGGCTTGTCGAGTGGTTTACGGACATTGTGTACATCAACTGCAAGGCCGATGACTACAAAGCGTACATCACCGGCAAGTCTAACTATCGCAATGAGATTGCTGTGACGGTGCCCTACAAGGGCAATCGGAAGGACATGAAGAAGCCCAAGCATTACGACTATCTTCGTGATGTCTTGGTTAAGCGTTTAGGTGCTGAAATGACTGACGGTATAGAGGCTGATGATGCTGTGGCTATCGCTTCTGCCCAAGACCCTTCAGCTATCATTGTCCATGTCGATAAAGACTTGGATCAGTTACCGGGGAAGCATTACAATCCCAACAAGGATTTGCACTACGAAGTGTCGGAAATCGAAGGACTGAGAAACTTCTACAAGCAAATGCTGATTGGGGACAGAACAGACAACATCGAAGGCGTGCCCAAGATAGGGCCAGTAAAGGCAGGGAAATGGTTAAACGACAAACAGACGGAACAGGAGATGCTGTCCCAAGTGTGGGAACTGTATCAAGAAGCCGGAATGTCGCAGGAAAGACTGATCGAAAACGGTCAGCTTCTATGGCTGCAAAGGACTCCGGGGCAAATGTGGTTGCCACCTTTTCCCTTGCAGGCTGCAACTGGAAAGTAGTTAGGACGGAGGGGCTTACTGAGCAAGGCTTGTGTGATTCTGAACAACACACGATCCGCATTCGTGCGGGTATGTCTGAACAGAATTCACAAGCCACTTTTTACCATGAGCTTGTACATGCCATTCTGTTCACTATGGGCAAGAATGGACATGATGAGGAATTTGTAAACACTTTCGGAGAGTTTCTATACCAGTTCCAAAGGACGCTCAATGAAGCCAAGTAGCGCCAAGAACAAGGGTAGAATCCTACAGAAGTGGGTTGTAGACAAGATGCTGGAGTACGGAGAGGGTTTAGAGCCTGACGACATCAGGAGCACCAGCATGGGTGCCGGTGGTGAGGATGTTAAACTGTCTCCTGCTGCACGCAAGCAGTATCCGTTCCAGGTGGAGTGTAAGAATCTTGCTAAAATTGCTGTCTATGACTTCTACAAACAGGCAGCAGCACATGGTACGCATGAGCCACTGGTGATCATCAAACAGAATCAGTGCAGGCCACTAGCCATCGTGGATGCTGCTTGGTTCCTGAAGGAGTTTAGGAATGGAAGTAAACCTGATTAAAGAGAATGAAGACGGTTCTGCTGACTACACCTTTGACCTAACGGCTGAGGAACAAGCATCACTGATGCGCTTTGCAATCATTGAGGCACTGAAACGAGCCATTGAGGAAGGAAAACAATATGTCCCAAGTGAAATTGATCTGGGCAACACCGGGAGGTGATTGGAATGTAGCTTACATGGCTCGGGTGTCTAATCCTGACAATCAAGACAATCCTGAGTACACTAAGCTGATTGGTTATCTGATGAAGCATAAGCATTGGAGTCCATTTGAGATGGTTAATGCTTGTATTGAGATTACAACCACACGAGACATTGCACGGCAGATTCTCCGGCACAGGAGCTTTAGTTTCCAGGAGTTCAGTCAGCGTTATGCGGTTGCTGATGGCTATGAGTACTCTAAGGTTCGATTGCAAGACAACAAGAACAGACAGAACAGCCTAGAAGTTGAAGATCGTGAACTGCAACGCTACTGGAACGAATTACAGATTGATGTTCTAGTACAAGCTAAACGGTCTTATGAAGCAGCACTAAATGCTGGTGTTGCCAAGGAAGTTGCTCGTAAGGTTTTACCTGAAGGGCTTACAACAAGTAAGATGTACATGAATGGAACGCTACGGAGTTGGTTGCACTACATCACAGTACGCACCGATCCAAGCACTCAGAAAGAGCACAGGGTTGTAGCCGAGCAGTGTAAGGAATTGTTAGCTAAAGAGTTTCCTAAGGTCATGGAAGCCTACGAACTTTATAAGGAATAAACATGGACAACGATTTTCAAACTTTTACATTCACCTTCACCGACTATGACGGTGTAGAAATCACCATTCGGCGTACGTCATACGATGGTTTCTTTTGGCCTGATGTCCTAAAGGATGTTTGTCTTGCTATCGAAAAGAGCTTCGGATACGAGATTATGCACAATGTACAGATTAAAGGCAAGACTTTGGATCGGTTTGAAGAGCAAGTCTTTACCCCTCACTGGGTTGATACCGAGGAAGACAACTTCCCCGAGGCTAAGTCAGGGTTGACAGACTAATGCGTATTCTGGTCATCCCAGACTGTCAGGTTCGTCAGGGTGTTCCTCTGGAGCACCTGACCTGGGCTGGGGAGGCTATCATCGAATACAAGCCGGATGTAGTGGTAAACATTGGTGACTTCGCTGATATGCCTTCCCTGTCCACTCACGACAAGCCTGGAAGCAAGTTCTTTGAGGGTTTGCGCTACAAGACCGATGTAGAGGTGACTAAGGAGGCCATGAAGCTGCTCCTGAAGCCTCTACGGGACTTGCAGAGCAGGCAGAAGAAGAACAAGGACAAGATTTACAAGCCTCGGATGGTTTTGACACTAGGCAACCATGAGAACCGTATCAACAGAGCAGTATCGAATAATCCTACGCTTGAAGGTCTTATCAGCACAAAGGATTTGGGTTACGAGAAAGACTGGGAGGTACACGAATTCCTTCACCCTGTTTTTATTAACGGTGTTGGGTTCAACCACTATTGGCCTGTCGGCGCGATGGGCAGACCTGCCGGTACTGCTGCTGCTTTGGTTAACAAGTTACACATGTCTTGCATTGCTGGACACCAACAGGGAAAGCAAGTTGCATATGGTAAGCGTGCTGATGGCAAGTCTATCTGCGGGATTATTGCTGGGTCTTATTATCTTCATGATGAGGGTTACATGGATCAGCTTAGCAACCGTCATTGGAGGGGCTTAGTGGTCTTGAATGAGGTCGTTGACGGACACTTTGACGAGATGTTTCTGTCAATTGAGTACTTGGAGAAGAAATATGGAAAAGCGTAAAGACTGCATGACTTGCTTTTATGAGTTTAAATCACCAAGAGAAGAGCCTTGTGTAAGCTGTGATGGCTTTGCTAAATGGACTGACAAAAATGCATACAAGGAGGAAGATCCTGTAAATGCACCTAAACACTACAATGTAGGACTAGAACCAATTGAAGCCATCGAATCATGGAAGTTAGGATATAATCTAGGGAATGTAATCAAGTATGTAGCACGAGCAGACCACAAAGGAAAGCGAATTGAAGACTTGAAGAAAGCCCGATGGTATTTGGATCGGGAGATTAACAAGAATGAGTCTGACATTTGAAGATATTATAGACCGCCTCAAGCAACTTGATGAAGTAACAATCCTTGAGTTGCTTGACCTTAAAACTGAAGACATCGTGGATCGTTTCCGTGATGTAATCGAAGATGCCATAGAAGAAATAGAAAAGGAACTACAATAATGCAAATGAGCCCCTATCAAACCTACATCGCTAAGTCTCGGTACTCCCGGTTCTTGGATGATAAAGGACGCCGAGAACATTGGCCTGAGACAGTCAATCGTTACTTTGACTTCATGCAGAAGCACCTGAAGGAAAAGCACAACTTCACGATGGGTGCAGACCTGCGGGAAGAACTGCAAGGTGCAGTGGAGCGACTGGAGGTAATGCCTTCCATGCGTGCCCTGATGACTTCTGGTGATGCCCTGGAACGACAGAATGTAGCAGGATACAACTGCTCGTATCTGCCCATTGATGATCCTAAAGCCTTCGATGAAGCCATGTACATTCTGCTGTGCGGTACAGGCGTAGGATTTAGTGTGGAGCAAAAGTATGTCAATAAACTTCCTGAAGTACCTGATAGTCTGTTTGAGTCTAAGACTGTTGTTGTTGTGCGTGACTCCAAGGAAGGCTGGGCAAAGGCACTCCGACAGGTTATCGCCCTGCTATATGCAGGTGAGATTCCTAAGTGGGATGTGTCAGCGGTTCGTCCTGCGGGGGCGCGTCTCAAGACCTTCGGGGGTCGTGCTAGTGGGCCTGAGCCCCTTAACGACTTGTTTAAGTACGCAGTTGCAAAGTTCCGAGGTGCTGCGGGGCGCAAACTCACTAGCCTGGAGGCACACGACATTCTTTGCAAGATTGGAGAAGTCGTGGTTGTGGGCTGGGTACGGCGTTCTGCAATGATCAGCTTGTCTGACCTTAGCGATGATCGTATGGCTCATGCTAAGGCAGGTAACTGGTGGGATGGTAATGGTCAGCGTGCACTTGCTAACAACAGTGCTGTGTACGACACCAAGCCTTCTGTTGGTCAGTTTATGCGTGAATGGTCGTCTATTTATGAATCACACTCTGGTGAGCGAGGTATCTTCAATCGTTATGCTTCAGAAACTCAAGCATCTCGGAATGGTCGTAGGGAACTGGGCAAGGAATGGGGAACTAACCCCTGTTCTGAGATTATTCTGCGGCCTTATCAGTTCTGTAATCTTTCTTCTGTTGTTGTCCGTAGTGGCGATGATTGGGATGCTCTTGCTCGTAAAGTGCGTATTGCAACTATTCTGGGAACATTTCAGTCAACTCTTACGCACTTCCCGTACTTGAGGAAGGTGTGGCAGACGAACACTGAAGAAGAACGACTGTTGGGTGTGTCAATGACAGGCATTCTGGACAATCCTCGGATGAACAATCCTGATGATCCTGAACTGCCTGCTAACTTGGAGAAACTTCGTGAGTACGCTGTTACTGTCAATTCTGAGTTTGCTGATGCTCTTGGTATCAACCGGAGTACTGCTATCACTGCTATCAAACCAGAAGGAACCGTTTCTCAACTCACGGGTACTGCTAGTGGTATTCATCCTCAACATGATCGCTATTATATTCGCCGTGTTCGATCCGATAATAAAGACCCTCTGACTGCATTCCTGAAGTCTCAGGGATTCCCTTCGGAGCCTGACTTCTACAAGCCTGACAGCACCACAGTGTTCAGTTTCCCTGTGGCTGTGGCTGAAGGGGCTTTGTTGCGTGAGGACTTGGATGCTATCAAGCATCTTCGGTTGTGGTTGTTGTACCAGAAGCACTACTGTGAGCATAAGCCCTCTGTGACCATCAGTGTCCAGGAGCGTGAATGGCCTGCTGTCGGTGCTTGGGTGTGGGAGAACTTTGATGATATTACAGGCGTGTCTTTCCTACCTATGGACGGAGGGACTTATAAGCAAGCACCGTATGAAACGATTGATGCTGCGGAGTATGAGCGACTGAAGGCTGCAATGCCTACAGGCATCGACTGGGAAGCATTCAAGGAAGGTACTGACAATGTAGAAGGTGTTCAAACACTGTCCTGCACTGCTGGTGCCTGTGAACTGCCATGAGTTGGCTCATACAGCCTAGACTCGGTATTGGCTTAGACATCGAGCATAACGAGATCAATCGTTATTGTATGCTGGACGATGACGGTAAAGAGGTAACAGTCTGTTTCGTTGGTCTGATCATCAAGATTCCTTTCCTGATGATTCTGATCGGTGAGTTTTTTGACGAGTAAATGAAAAAGCCCCTGCAAGGTTCCATTACGGTTCCTTGACAGGGGCTTAGTTATTTCAG